AGAAATTTGCTGACGAAGTGATCGAAGAAGTGGTTTCATTTCCTAATGGCGATCATGATGACTTTTGTGATAGTATGACGTTAGCACTGATGCGTTTTCGGCAGGGAGGGTTTATTTCTCTGCAAGGTGAAAACGAAGAACACGACGAGTATCGTCGTAAGCGGGAGTATTACTGATGGCGTTGCCACCGATTGTAGATTCTGGGATTAGCCCTGAAGACATGATGCCGACAGAGGCGTCCGTTGAGGTCCCTGTTGATGACCAAATAGAGATGTTTCCCAACGGAGCCGAGGTTATTCCTGATGGAGACGGTGGTGCGATCATAGAAGCCCTTGGCGAGATGATGTCCGAGGGACCAGAGGAAGATATTCCACATAATGCCAACTTAGCGGAGTATTTAGATGATGGTTATCTTGGGGAAATTTCGTCAGATCTTCGAGCGTCTTATGAAGAAGATTTGGAATCTCGTTCAGAGTGGGAAGAAACATATACAAAAGGTTTGGACCAGCTTGGTGTCCGGTATGAAGAACGTAGCCAACCGTTTGAAGGAGCTTCTGGGGTCACTCACCCGCTGATTGCGGAAAGCGTTACACAGTTCCAAGCTCAAGCGTACAAAGAGCTGTTGCCGTCAGGTGGTCCAGTTAAGACGCAAATTGTTGGTCTACAGGACCAAGAGCGTGAGGATCAGGCCACACGCGTTAAGGATTTCATGAACTACCAGATCATGGAGGTGATGGAAGAGTTTGATCCGGACATGGATCAGTTGTTGTTCTACTTACCGCTGTCAGGTTCTACGTTTAAGAAAGTTTACTTTGACGAAGCCAAGCAACGTGCTGTCGCTAAGTTCATTCCAGCACAGGATTTGGTTGTACCGTATGCGGCGTCTGATCTGCAAACAGCGTCACGGGTTACTCATGTACTGCGCATGGATGCGAACGAGGTTCGTAAGATGCAGATCGCGGGGTTCTACCGTGATGTAGAGTTAGGTAAGTACGATGAGGACGAAAATGAAGTACGTCAAAAGGTAGATGAACTACAGGGTACGTCTCGCACGTACACTGACGAAATATATACGATCCTTGAGATGCATGTAGACTTGGACCTAGAAGGGTTTGAGGACATGGCACCGGATGGGGAGCCGACTGGGATCGCTATTCCGTACATCGTAACGATTGACGAGGGATCGGGAGAGGTCCTTGCTATTCGCCGGAACTTCGCAGAAGGCGCAGGACTAGCGAAGAAGACACAGTATTTCGTGCATTACAAGTTTATGCCAGGTCTAGGCTTCTACGGTTTTGGCCTGATCCACATGATTGGTGGCCTTGGTCGTGCGGCAACGAGCATCCTCCGGCAGTTGATCGATGCAGGAACTCTTGCCAATCTCCCAGCAGGATTCAAGGCTAGGGGCGTGAGGGTTCGTAATGACGACGAGCCGTTACAACCGGGCGAGTGGCGGGACATTGATGCACCTGGCGGGAACATACGGGACTCGATCATCCCGCTGCCATATAAAGAACCTTCTGGTACGCTAGCACAGCTTCTAGCAGCCCTTGTAGAGGGCGGTAGACGCTTTGTTTCTCTTGCTGACCAGCAAACTGGCGATGCAAACGGACAGGCCCCTGTGGGGACGACTGTGGCTCTCCTAGAGCGTGGCATGAAAGTTATGTCCGCTATTCACAAACGGCTTCACTACTCCCAGAAGCAGGAGTTCCGTGTATTGGCGCGGATCTTCCGTGATAACTTGCCTGCTGAGTACCCATATGAGGTAGAGGGCGGCAATCGCACGATTATGGCACAGGATTTTGACGAACGCGTCGATGTCATTCCTGTCAGTGATCCGAACATATTCTCGATGGCGCAACGTGTTACGTTGGCCCAAACTCAGTTGCAGCTTGCGCAAAGTAATCCCCAGATGCACAACCTGCACTCGGCTTATCGTCGAATGTACCAAGCTCTAGAAGTTCAAAACATTGACGAGATTCTCCCTCCTCCCCCTCAACCAAAGCCGTTGGACCCTGCCATCGAGAATGCCCGTGCATTGATGGGGGAGATTTTAAATACATTCCCCGATCAAGACCACGATGCGCACCTTCGCATGCACTTGACGTTTATGAAGACACCTTTGGTTATGACATCACCACAGGTTATGGGTACGTTCTACGCCCACGTTATGGAGCATGTGTCACAGAAAGCGCGTCAGATGGTTATGAACGAAATCCAACAGATCATTTCCCAAGCACAGCTAGCCGCACAGGGTGGAGCAATCGACCCACAAGCAGCGCAAATGCAGATCGCAGAAGTGCAGAAGAACATGCAGGACCCTGGTCAGATGGAACAGTTGGTGTCTATGCAGATGGAAAAGGTCATGTCGGACATTCTTCCGCAGTTGATGCCGACAGGCAACGACCCAATGAACGATCCTTTGGTACAAATTCGCATGCAGGAACTGGCACTGAAGCAGCAAGACTTGCAGCGTAAGACGGAAGAAGATCAGAATCAAATGGTCATGGAAATGCGCAAGATGCAGCAACGTGCAGCTACAGACTCGGCTCGTATTGAGAGTCAAGAAGACATTGCGGAGAACCGTAATGATGTGAATCGCGAACGGATTGACGTACAGCGTCAGGCCATGGAGCGTAGAAATGCCTCTTAAATCTGGAAGCTCACAGAAAGTAATTAGTGACAACATCCGTACTGAGATGGATGCAGGCAAGCCACGCAAGCAGGCGGTGGCTATAGCGTTAAGTAAAGCGGGTAAAAGTAAGTACGCTAACGGCGGTTTTGTTAATCGCCGCTTTAGTCCTATTGCCCGTCCTCAGAGATTCTCTGGAGAATTTTAAATGAGGGCGTGTCATGGCTATTCTGGAAACCATTGCGGCAGCTAACGCAGCCTATTCTGTAATTCGCACATGCATCCAGAATGGTCGTGAAGGGGCCGATCTCATGGCGTCTGTGGGAAAGTTTCTTACAGCGGAGGAAGACCTCAAAGATGCAGTTCAGAAAAAGAAAAACAGTCCACTCACTGCTATAACGGGCGGTGCTGAAGGGGATTGGGAAGAGTTTCAGCAACTCGAAAAGATTAAAGAACAACGTAAAGAATTAGAGTCTTATATCCGTTTGTATGGAAGACCTGGCCAATGGGATAGGTGGATCCAGTGGCAAGCTGAAGCCCGTAAGCAGCGGCAAGAAGCGAAGAAAGCTGCAATGAAGAAACGTGAAGAGCAAATAGAGTCTATGCAAGTAGCCGCAGGAATCCTCTTAGCTGTTACAGCGTGTGTTCTTGGAGTTTACTATCTAGGTGTTTATTTGGAGCGGTGGTAGAGCTTGTTGAGATCAGACAAGGAGTCTGGTGTGTATACAAAAACGGAAAAGTTGTTATAATCACGACGCACAAGCGTATAGCGGAGCATTACTATGGCACACACAATTCTGGATGATTGGAAAATCTTACCGCGTCTTATGATGTTGGCTGTTACCATCCTGACGTATCAAGCAGTACATTGGTTTATGTCATTGCCGGATCCTTCTGTTGCACAATCTGGACTCGTATCTGTCTGTATGGGAGCACTCACGGGATGTTTCGGTATTTGGATGGGCAAGGAGTCTAAGACTTCGGTCACGCAAACTGCGTCTAGTTCCAAGGTGGAGTACGATGTGGACAAGTGAGGAGTTAGTCACGCACCTTATAGTGAAGTTGCTTGAGTTAGTGCTTGGCGTAGAGATGACATTATATGGGAGTGTAATGGTATGATTCAGGCATTAATAGGACCGATTACGGAGCTAGCCGGAGGTTGGCTTAAAGGGAAAGCAAACGCACAAGCAGCGGCTGCAAACTTAAAACTTGTTGAAGCTGAAGCTAAAGCGACGATCATGAAGTCGGCTGCTACGTCAGAGGCTGACTGGGAACGTCTGATGGCGCAGGGTTCGCAGAACTCGTGGAAAGATGAATGGCTTACCATTTTGTTCTCGGTGCCGCTTATTCTCTGTTTTTTACCGTTTGAGTGGGCGGAGAGGGCTGTGCAGAATGGCTTTGCGGCATTGGAGTCTATGCCCGACTGGTATCAATACACGCTTGGTGTTATTGTAGCAGCAAGTTTCGGTGTACGTTCTGCAACTAAATTCTTTGGAAGGAAGTAAGATGGCTTACAAACTAGGAAAGCGTAGCTTGGCAAAACTAGAGGGCGTAGATGAGCGCATGGTTGCGGTTGTAAAACATGCTATCACGGTGTCAAAGCAGGACTTCTCTGTGATTTGTGGACTTAGAACTATTGAAGAGCAACGCGCATTGGTTGCTAAAGGTGCCAGTCAAACTATGAAGTCGAAACACCTGGACGGTATCGCCGTAGACCTAATGGCCTATGTGGACGGAGGCCGTTGGGAGTTGAATTTGTACGACGAGATCGCAGACGCAATGGCGGAAGGTGCCCGTGCAGTTGACGTTCCAATTCGTTGGGGTGCGGCTTGGACTGTACCAAATATTGCGCAATGGGATGGCGACATGGAATCTGCTATGAATGATTACATAGATACTCGTCGCTCACAAAATAGGCGTCCGTTTATCGACGCTCCACACTTTGAACTTATGGTATAGGAGGCCGACATGGCAGGTTGCGGTTCTAAAAAAGGATACAAAGAGGGGGGAAAGGTTTTTTCTGGGATCTCAAAAGACACAGAAAAGGCTATAGAGGACGCGCTTTCTGAAGCCATGTCTGACCCTAAGAAAAACCCGACATCAAAGTACAACACGCTGAAAGGTCGTAACAATACCATGAAACGAAAACCTCGCAGCGAAATTGCTCGATTTAGTTATGGTGGCGAGGTTCGCCAGGGTGATGTTCGTGACAACTCTAAAAGAGGACAGTGTTACTAATGGTTGGTATTATGATATCTATTATCCCTGACGGGATGGCGGTGGACCAGATGGAAGAGACTGAAGAAGGGCACACATGTCCTCTTCCGACTCAGGACCCAGAGTTAAACGAAGAGAACCTTGCGATGGCGGTAGAAGAATATAACTACCGTGAGCCAAACACAGGTGTGTCGTTTCGCTCTGACCAAGTGTGCGGCAGTTGCGCTATGTTTAACCAAACAGAGGAAATACTGGAGTGCATTGGTGACGAGTCCGGTAACACAGGCTATTGCCAGAGCTTGAAATTTTGCTGTATGAAAGAAAACACATGTGACGAGTGGGCAGAAGGTGGTCCAATTACGTCTGTTCTACAAGAGGAATACAAGGACAACCTATAATGGATGTTGTCGATTTGGCAAAATACCTGTATAAGAAAATGGAGGAGCGAGAGAAAGATATTTCTACCGCCCTCGCTCACGGTTCAGTGAAGGATTGGGAGCAGTACAAAATGTCTGTGGGAGAGATACGGGGTCTCTCTTTCGCGCGTGAAGAAATCAAGGCCCTGCTGGAGAAAAACGTAGACGATGTCGAAGACTTTATATCTTCCTGAACACGTTGCGCAGAAAATGAACAAAGAACGGCAAGAGTCAAAAACAGACTCCTCCGCTTTGGATAGCGCATATGTTGACGCTAATGAACGGGTGCTAGACCCGTCCCTCTTAGACAAACCGCTACTTGATCGTCTCCCGCAACCTACTGGTTGGCGGGTTTTAGTTATGCCGTATGAAGGGCAGGCTAAGACATCGAGTGGCCTGTACATTCCCGACGAGGTTCGGGAGCGTGAGCGCGTTGCTACGGTTGTGGCATACGTGATGAAGCTAGGGCCGTTGGCTTATAAGGATCCGGACAAGTTTGGTCCAGATGCCGAGCCATGGTGCAAGGAAGGCCAGTGGGTATGCATTGGTCGTTATTCTGGTTCTCGATTCAAGATCGATGGTGGCGAGGTTCGTGTCATCAATGACGACGAAGTTATCGCAACTATTCTTGAGCCGGATGACATCAAACATGTTTAGAGGGTAGGTTATGGCAGACGAAGAAAAGCAAGAACAAGAAGAACTTGTTATTGAAACGCCTGAAGAGGATGAAGCTCCGGTAAAGGAAGCGAAAGCTGAACCAGAGAAATCTTCGGGGGATGAAGAATTAGATTCGTACAGCAAGGGCGTACAGAATCGAATCAAGAAACTTACGGAAAAGTACCGTCAGGAAGAGCGCGACAAGGCAGAAGCCTTACGCATATCTCAGCAGTTGATGGAAGAAAACAAGAAGCTGAAGACTCGTATGCAGGCTTTGGATACGGGTTATCTTTCTGAGTACGGTACACGCTTGCAGTCTCAAACAGACGCAGCGAAACGTGCGTATAAGGAAGCCTATGAAGCTGGCGATACGGACAGAATGTTGGAAGCGCAGCAGGCTCTATCAAACATTGCGATAGAAACACAGCGTTACAACACTGCAAAAGCTCGTGCAGAACAGCAATCTAAAATGCAGGTTCAGCCGCAAGAGCAGCCTGTACAACAACAGCAGGTTCAGCAACAACAACCCGTCCAACAACAGCAACAAGTGGATCCTCGCGCACAAGAATGGGCGAGTAAAAACGAGTGGTTTGGTCAGGACAAGGTTATGACAGCCGCAGCATTTGCGCTACACAGTCAGCTTACGGAAGAAGAGGGGTTTGACCCGCAGTCCGATGAGTATTATACTGAGGTGGACAAACGCATTCGTTCGGAATTTCCTCACAAGTTCCAAACGGCGAAGAAATCGGGTGGAGGAAGTCAGGTCGCTT